GTATAGATATCTTTCTCCACGGCCTGCAGGCGGTCTTCCTGCTCACAGACCAGCTCAAGACACTGGCACAGGATACTGTAGGCGCTCAGATTGCGTGTGATGCCCATCGGGCGCAGCAAATCATTGACCTGAGTGGACAATTCGGAAACGATCATAGTTGACACATCCTTTCTATGCGTCAACTCTAACCGAAAAATACTTAAAATTTACCAATTACGTCGATATACGTCGTAAAGCGTCGAAACACGCCAAACAAAAACAGCCCCGAGGAACCGTCAGGCTCCCCGGGGCTGCTGCTATACTATGATTTTGTTGGCGTTAACATTTTTGTGATGCCGCGAAAACGTCACATATAGGTCTTCTGGCTGCGCACCTGAGCTTCGATCATCGGCTTCAGGTAGCTGTCGAGGTCGCCAAAGGTCTCCTTGATGAACTTGATGGTCTCCTGCGTCAGGGCTTTCTTCGCAGCGGTCAGTGCGCGGTTGTAGGCAATGCGCTGCGCAGCCTCGTCGAACTTGTCCTGTTCCTTCAGGGCATCAACGTAGGTCTGGTTGACGTACTGGACGGCGTTGAACACCGCGTTGGCGGCATTCTGGAGACAGGTCTGCGCAAACTTGTTGTTGATGTAACCGTTTGCAATGCTGACACCCTTGTTCAGGCCCCAGCCGAAAATGACGGTCATTGCGGGGATGCAGGCGGTAAGAGCGACTTTCAGAAATTCAGTCATGGTTATTCTCCTTTGGTTTCGTCGTCCGGCTGGCTGTCGTCTGCCGGGGTTGTGATCTTGTGTTTCTTGATGGTGGCCATCGCGCCAAATTCGACCATCCAAGGCGCGGCCATTGCGGCAATAGCAAGACTGTCCGGGGCCGTGACACTATGCCAGTAGAGGGCTAGAATTGCCGCATCGAGCACGGTACACATGAAAAGGCAGTAGATCACCGCCTTATCCATAAAACCGCGCTGTGGGCGCTTTCTCTTGCGCTGGTGGCGTTTGGTGGGGGTGACGTTGATGTGAACCTCCTGCACGGTGCATCACCTCACAGTTTTTTGAGATACTTGTCCGCGCCGGAAATGGCTTTCCAGCTTGCCGGACCGCAGATGCCGTCCACGGCCAGTCCGTGCGCCTCCTGCGCTTTCAGCAGAGCGTTCTCGGTGTTCTCGCCGAAAATGCCGTCCGGGGTCAGTCCCAGCAGCCGCTGGAGCATCTTCGTGGCCGCCCGGTTTGCCTCCCCGGTGCAGCCCCGGCGGATGGTCGGCAGAATGAACTTCTGGTAGGTGGTGCTGGGGTACTTTCTCGGCGTGGTGCAGAGCCATGTTGCCTTGCCTGTGCGGGTGTCCGCGTGGCACATGGCTGCTTTGGGGTGCCAGTAGATGCCAATGCCGCCAAAACCGACGGCCTGCGCGATGATTCCAAGCGCGACCGGGTTCACGGTACGGTTGAGGGTGCGCCAGTCTGCTGCCATGCCATAGCGGTGCTTGCTGTTCGGACTGCCGCCCACGGTTTTGCTTGCATTGTGAACAATGCAGCGGTAGCCGCTGGTGATCTTGAGCGGAACGCCCAGTACGTCCCGGATGTGCTGCAGCTTGTCCACCAGCTCTGTGTCGATCATCTGGGCGGTGCACTTACCGCACTGGCACTCGAACTCGTCTCGGGTGAAGTTTTTGCTCAGTGCAGTGGTGTCACCGCGCTGATAGGTTACGATGCTCATAAAATCAGCCCCTTTCACAGAAAATCATGACTTTCCAAAAGCTCATCGTAAACGCGGTTGATATTGTCGATGGCATGGACGCACTTGCCATTCGGGAAATTTTTGTGCTTTTGGCAGTAGTCCTCATAGTCATACACGATGTCGAGCATTTCGTCAAAGTGCTCTTTTGTGTGACGAACCCCATGTATCAGTTCATCATTGAAACGCAAAATTTGCGTTCTCCACGATCTAGCTTCTCGGTCATCATCGGTAACAACATGTTCGTCCAGCTTCTTTTGTATTTCCTCCAACCGCTGCTGCATGGCTTCAAGACGCTGCGTTACATCGGCGTTTAGGTTTTTGCTTAAAAATCCAATAATAGCTGACCACGGGTTGATTTTGATAGGAGCAATCTCCACAAGAGACAGCAGAACAATGATGGCAGGCGTGACCATGACAGGCCCCCATGCTGCCCAGATATCTTTCAGGTTCATTTTGGTTTACCTCCTGCGGGCCAGCAGCTTTTTACGCAGGTCAGCCCACATAGTCTTCGCCCGTGATGTTCTTGTAGTCACCGGTGGCGATCTCGCCCTCTGCCACGCGCTCGGCCAGAACTTTCTTCACGCCTGCACGGCGGGATGCGGGCATCTCTGCCCAAGTCTTAGTGCCTGCAATCAGGCGGTTTGCCCAGATAATGTTCATGGTGATACCTCATTATTCCTTGTTCAGCGCTTCGTCCAGCTCACACAGCGCGGTTTCGATGGCGGCCAAACGCTCCTCGTTGGCTGCGTCCTGCTCACACAGGGCATCTTCCATTTCAGCCACACGGTCGGGCAACTGTTCGTGCTCCTGCTGCTTCTTGGCTGCGGCTTCCTTCTCCTGCCGGGTGGGCAGATTATGCTTCTTCCATTCGACCATGATTTCGTCCTCCTTACTGGAATGCACCGGAAACAGAATCGATATAGCCGCCCTCGCCGCTTGCGCCGCGCTCCACGCTGATGCGGAAATTGAACGCCGCTCCGGCAGAAGCGGTTTGATTTTCAAAGACGATGCTCATGCCCTTGCGGACTTCTGCCGTCACGTCCTGCCAGACCGGCGAATCATCCAGCGCGTTGTTGGTTGCTTCCGCCTTGAACGCGGCATCATTCGGGATGGATCCGGACACCTGCAAGATCGCCACAGTAATGTCACCATCCACTGCCAGCGGGGTGGTCAGCGTCACACTTGCGGCGTGGACGGTCTTGGTGAATGCGGCGTTCAGGCTGGTGCTATCCTTGCCGTCGCTGGCGGTGATCTGGATGGTATGGGAGCCATTCAGGATGCGCAGGAAGCCGTCGGCGGTGCTGGCCAGTTCAAAGGTCAGCGCAGTACCGCTTGCAATGCTGGTGTGGGTGGCGGTGGTCTTTCCGTCAAGTTTTTCGGTGACGGTCAGCGTGTCGCCGTCGGCATCAGTAACGGTATAGGTGAAGTCGAAGGGTGCGTTCTTCTCTCCCAGATTCGTGGAGCTGGCGTTGATGGCCGGGGCCACATTGTATCTGACCGTGCGTATAGCGGACGTGGTGTAGCCAGACTCCATACCATCGGTGTCGTATGCCTTGACGCGGTACATCACGGTAGACCAGCCCTTGGTGATGGTGTCGGTGTAGGTCAGCGCGTCGCCCTTGTACACCTGCATGTAGGCGGAGCCACCATCGGTGCTGCGCTCCAGAATGTAGCCGCTCAGGTTGCCATCGCTGTCACTGGCCGCAGTCCACGAGATCACCAGCGTGCTGCCGCCCTTGACATCCTTCGGCACCGCGATGGACGGCGGCGCAGACGGGGCGTTGTTGTTGACCACCGTTACCCGCGAGCTGGTGCGCCAGCCAGACTCAAGGCCCTCAGTGTCGTATGCCTTGACGCGGTACATCACGGACGTGGTGCCGAAGGCGATGTTGTCCGTGGTGCTGGTGGCCGTACCCTGATAAATCTGACTCCACGACCAGCCGTCGTTGGTCGAACGCTCTACCTTGTAGCCGCTCAGGTTGCTCTCAGCATCATAGCTTTTTTCCCACGAGATTGAGATGTTCGTGCCGCTCATGATGGACGAAGGAACGGAAATGTTCCACGGAGTCGAGGGCGCGGTGTTAGTCGAGACCGTGCCATCATCAGATACCAAGAGAGTAGAGGGCAAAATCAAAGCGGGGCGAACACCGTAGTAGTTGGAGCAGTTGTTGTAGCCCCAGTTGCCATTGGAGACGATGAACATCACGCTTTCGGAGACTTGGCAGAACGGAGAGCGGAGCGTCCAGCAGACATCGGCAGAGCCGTTGAGATAGGCAACACGCTTGGAATCAGGGCCATTGTCTGCACAGCCCTTGAAATAGGCCAGCTCTGCGCCCTCGCCGCTCGGCATACCGTCGAAGCTGAAGCTCGTTTCGGTCGCACTGAGCAGGAAAATCTTTGCAGACAGGCCGTTCGAGCCGCTGGCGACGGTCGTAGACATGCCGCTGCCTTTGCGATACGGGAGCTTTACCTGCTTGATGGCGTTCTTGATGTTCGACTCGAAAAGGCCCAGGAACGTGCCGTTCAGGTAGGAGTGGATGGTGCTGTTGGCGTAGTCGCTAGTGCCCAATCTATTCCACTGGCGGCTTTCGTAGATGTCTTTCATCAGCAGCCACGTGCCATCGCAGCTTGCGTCATAGATGCCTGCATCCGGGATGCCCTGATGCACAATGATAAAGTCCTTGACCGTACCGTTCACTTTGATTTTAACGGTGCTGCCAACGGCCTTTGCGCCTAATCTTACATTTGCCATAAAAATTCACCTCCTTACTCAAAATTCAATCCTTGCCAGATC